TTTCTTTTAAGTTTCATAAATTTTTAATTAAGAATTATATCTATATTATACGCCTTGACTTAAATTTTGTCAAGCCATTGCTTTACAAAATCCTTAAATCGTGTATAATGGAAGTATAGTAAATAAATACTTATCCACAATTACTACCCTTCGCCTTTTCTGAGATTTGCTTTTCGCTTTCAAAAGGCCTCGGCTTTCCTCAAAAATTAAGTGCTGGTGGTCTTTGAAGAATACAAAATTTTTATCAACTCTTTATTAGTGGAAAAGGCAAGGGCGGTAGATGATTTATGAAAGAAGCAATTATAAAAATCGCGGAAAAATTAGATTATTTTATAGAAAAGATTTTTTCTGAATATGGCGAGGTTTTAAAAAGATTGAGCAAAGAGTAAAATGATAATCGCCACACACGCCAGCACTCTAAATTATCGGAAGGCAAAAGAAGTTGAAGAACTGCTTAGAGGATTCGCGAACGGGTTTATCAGTCAAAAAGTTTTAGAAGCGCGTCTCAAAAAATTAGAGTGTAGCGAGGTTTTAAAATTTTATAAAGAGAATTAACTATTAACTTTTCTAAAAATGAAAGTCAAACTTTCTATCTCGTCTGTCAATCTCCTTAAAGGAGTTCTCTCTTTTACCGGAGAAAAAGAAATTGACCAAAGAGGCAATGAAATCGCCTCACCTCGCAGAATGAACGGGGAAGAGTCGTCTCAGCGCCGGCATTATATCAAGGCAACGGAAGAAGAAGTCAAAAAAGTCCAAGAGGAAATCAACGCCATAGAAAAAACTCATCGCGAACTTGTAGAGAAATTAAGAGAGGACTTTAAGAAAGAATCTCCCAAGAAAAAAACCGAAACCGAAGAGGATTACGAAAAGAAACTTAACATAGAGTTAAGCAAAAACAAAGAACTCATAGAAGCCGTAAAAGCCGCTAACAAGAAAATAGAGGACTTAAACAAAACCGAAATTGAGTTTGAAGTAACTGACAAAACCTTTGAGGTAATGAAGAAATTTTTTAAAGAATTTGGAGATAAAGTAGGTTTTGGTGTCGCCGATGATGAGCAGGTAGAAGAACTTACAAATGTACTAAAATAAAATGTTTGATTTTGGCTTTATCGTAGGATTTCTTTTCGGGGTGATAGTTATTGTTGCACGCGATTTCCGGGATTTGAAGTACATAATAAGAAAACAGTACAGAGAAGCAAAAAGTGTTTTTATTCCCAAAAGCGATAGTAATGTTTTAACCCCAACTCCTGAAAGTGTCTCAAAAGCCGAAGAAGACGAACGAAATAAACTTTGGTATGGTAATTGACAGTTCTATTGATTATGCTATAAAGTATTTTCTTAGTTGTTGGTTTTTTCCTTTTAAAAGAAGGGTGAAACAAATTAAGTACAAGATCGTTAAAGCAATACTAAAACCTTGGGAAGTCAGGAGGCAACGCGAGGAGGCATATCAAAACGCCGGAAAGATAATACACTACGAATTAAATGAACACCGAAGACAAAGGGAATCTCACGAAAAAGACCTTATTCAGCCATTCAATTCCGACGGAACGTTAAACCGCGATTTTAAAAAAGTTTATCCAAATAGCGAATTTGTTAAAAGATATAGAGCAAAATAATATGGGCGACACTCCATTTTATAAAACTGTTGAAGAATTACAGCAAAAAATAGAGGAATACTTAAAGGACTGTCCTGATAGAAGGATAATGTATTTTAAAACAAAAGACGAAGTAATGGAGAGAGAGGTTCCTTGTCCGACAATTACTGGATTAACTCTTTATCTTGGTTTTTGTGATAGAGCAAGTTTCTATGATTATGAGAATAAGCCAAAATTTACCCACACTATAAAAAAGGCAAGAACTTTTATTGAGAAAGTGTATGAGGAACTTTTACAGGCTGGGAATCCAACGGGAGCGATATTTGCTCTTAAAAACTTTGGTTGGAAGGATAAAAGTGATTTAGACATAACTTCTGGCGGAAAGCCAATATATGGCGGTAAATCTTTTCAAGGACACGATGGCGACCCGCAAGATATTCTCCCTAACCAAGAGAATAAGAGCGGTTAGTGGCGGAACTTCTGCGAGTAAAACTATTTCTATTCTTGTTTGGCTGATTGACTATTCGCAAGTTACGAAGAATAAGATAATTACGGTAGTCGCTGAATCTGTGCCTCATTTACAACTTGGTGCGATTAGAGATTTTAAGAGTATAATGATTTCACAAGGATACTGGGACGAGAACCGCTGGAACGAAACAACGCACACTTACAGATTTAACGGAGAGAGTTTTATAGAGTTCATTTCATTTGATAAGTTTGGCAAGGCTCACGGTCCAAGGAGAGATATTCTGTTTATCAACGAAGCAAACAATATCCCCTACGAGATAGCAGACCAGTTGATTACAAGAACGCGCGAGATTGTCTGGATGGACTGGAACCCGTCAGAGGAGTTTTGGTTTTATACCGAGATGAAGCCCGCGAGAGACGATATTGATTTTATAACCCTGACTTATCTTGATAACGAAGCGTTAGACGAAGTTTCAAGAAGGGAAATTGAGGCGCATAAATCTAATAAGCGGTGGTGGACAGTTTACGGTTTAGGCCAGTTAGGGGAAATAGAGTCAAGAATTTATACCGGCTGGCAGATAATAGACGAAATCCCCTTTGAGGCAAGATTAGAGAGACGAGGGTTGGACTTTGGATATTCGGTTGATCCGTCGGTCTTGATAGATATTTATTATTATAATGGCGGATTTATTGTAGACGAGGTTCTTTATCAAAAAGGCTTAAGCAACAAGTCAATCGCTGATACAATTTTAAATCTTACAAACCCAGAAACTCTGGTAATAGCCGACTCCGCAGAACCAAAAAGCATAGACGAGATTAAAAGTTACGGGGTGAGTATCATCGGAGCTGTTAAAGGCGCAGATAGTGTTTATCAGGGAATACAATTTGTTAGAAATCAGAAAATCTCCGTAACTAAGAGAAGCGTAAAAACAATTAAAGCATACAGGAATTACTTATTCTCTGAGGATAAAAACGGTAAGATTACGAACAAGCCAGACGACACAGTTCACGAGTGGAGTAACCCAATGGACGCTATAAGATACGGCCTTGATTCTTTTAGACCAAGAGCTAAATCCGTAGGCAAAGTGGTTGATATAAACAGAGTAAGTCCTGATACTTATTCGCCTAAAATTGACAATGAAGGAAATATCCAAGACGAAACTACAAGTGTTGACTACATTTTCGCTAACGAAAGGGGAAACAAAGATTGGAGCGAATATTAACATTCGTTGCGGAAATTGTTGTCGGAAGATAGCGGAAGCGACCGGAGACCTTAAAAACAAAGAGAAAAGAATTTTTATAAAATGTATTTCGTGCCACGCTATTAACGAAATCTAAATAAATTAAGAGACCATTGAGTCCTAAGAATATAAACTTAGGATTTTTTTATATGATTAACCCGCTAAGATTTTTACCGAAGTTCTTAAAAGGCCAGACGGTTAGCACCGAGGAAGGGCTTGAAGAGCGTAAGGATTCCCTGTCGCTTGATTTAGAGGACAAAGAGCTAATCACGATTATTGATACCCGCTTGAAGGAAGGTTTGAAGTACAAACAGCCGATTGACGCTATAAACGAGTACAATGAGAAGTTTTACCTTGGCGAGCAGGTGGACGCGTCTAAACTCTTTGATCACCAATCAAAGTGCGTGATGAACAAATGCTATTCGTCCATTGAGACGATTGTTCCTATTTTAGCCACCAAGAAACGTGAACCTATCGTAATGCCGGCGCAACAAACCGATGAGTCAAGAGAACTCGCGGAATACTCCCAGAACTTCTTATCGTGGAAATGGGGCGAACAGCAAATGCAGTTAAAACTCGCCGACCTTATAAGATTTTTTAATATCAACCGTTTGTCAGTTATTAAATATCGTTATGTCGGAGACGAATATAATGATTTCGTGGTTGAAGTTAAGCGTCCCGAGGCAATCGTGGTTGATAACAAGGCCAATCCCGAGGACATAGGTTTTATTGGGGAATATCTTAAAGATACGGTTCAAGGTTTGATAGACAAATACGCTACAAAAGACGAGAAGGTTGATAAAAAAAAGAAGGATAGTATTTTAGGAGCGCTGGGGGTAAACGATAAACAACTTGACTCCGAGGTTGTGTACGTTGAGTTCTGGACTCCTGACTTCGTGGTTTGGAAAGTTAAGGATACTATTTTAGACAAGAAGAAAAATCCTAATTGGCTTCACGATACTAAGGGTACTAAGTCGTTTAATCACTTCCCTAAACCTAAAATGCCGTATATATTGTTCTCTTGGTTGACGCTTGGTAAGGGAATTTATGGAGAGACCACGTCTCTTGAACAAGCAATCCCCGTTCAAAAGAACATCAATAAGAGGAAGCGTCAGATTTCAGATAACGCCGACCAAGCGAACGGGACTTGGATATTTAACGAGAATTTTATTGACCGTAAAGAAGCGTCTAAATTTACAGGCGCCCCGGGGCAACATTTGATTTATAAGGGTGAGGGACGACCGGAAGAAGCTGTTGGACGACTATTCCCCAAGGATTTAGGACAACAAGTTTACGCTGATTTTCAAGACGATAAGGGTGAAATAGACAATATCTTTGGTTCTCACTCCACGACAAGAGGGGAGAGGACTGGTCAAAAAACCGCTACTGAATCAGTTCTTTTAAAGGAAAGCGACTTTGGTCGTCTTGATTTAATGAGCCAATACATAGACATCAAGGTTGAAGAACTTTATAACGCCTTTATTCAGATGTCGCTTGTTTATTACGACTCTAAGAACTTTAAGGGGCTTAATATTCTTGGCCCGGAGAACTCCCAGAAGTACATAGAGTTTTCACGGGATAACGTAGAGGAGGGAATTGAGATTGTTGTTCGTTCCGAACCTCTTTTAGCGCAAGCCCAGATGATTGAGAAGTATATGTCTTTGTATCAAGCGGGCGCGGTTGACCCTCTAACGATGTATGAACGACTTAACTTACCTAACCCGAAGGAACTTGTCCGCAGAATTGTTATGTTTCAGGCAGACCCGAGAATGTATCTTGCTACTTTCGCGGTTGATGAGAATACCGAAGGAATGGAGGACTTACCGGAGAATACCGCTAAACGTGATATTGCCGCCTTAGAGAGAGGTGAGGATGTCCCTCCTGCTCCCGAGATTACCAAAGAACATATTAAAGAACACGAAAAAGAATTAAAGAGCGCTAAGTTTAAAAAGTTGAAGAAGGATATCCAGGTGAAGATGATAAACCACGTAAGAGCGGAAGTAGAAGTTTTAAGGCAACAACTTGCCCAGGCAAACGGGGAAATGGGAATGGGCGCTCCGCAACCTCCGACAACCGCTCCTCAACCTATGCCCCCGGGTGCGCCGCCTAATATGCCTTTACAATAATTTTATGAAAATTGGAGACAACAAAATTAAAGATGTCGGACGGAACGGTAAAAAACTTTAAGTCAAAAAAAGCCAGAGATAACTTTGAACGTGTGGCACAAGCTGTAAAGAGTGGTTGGAGAAAAACTAAATAATATATGGTTGCCTCTTAGTAAGCAACCCTAAAAAAATACTATGCCAGAAGAAAAAAAAGACGCAGTTGTAGAGGAGAAGGTAACTCCTCCTGCCCCGTCAGCGGAAGAAAAAACCTCTAAGGAAACTACTCCTGCCGGGAGTGAACCCGAAAAAACACCAGAAGCAGAAGAATTAGGGAGCGGGATTGAAAATTTTGACAAGCGTTTCAAGGAAGTTTACAGAGAAAAAAAAGACCTTGAAAGACAACTTGCCGAAACTAAAAAGCCCGCAGAAACCGAAGTAAAAGCCCCCGAAACTTGGGACGAGGCGGTAGATTTCATTGAGAAACGAATTGTAAGTAAAGCGGAAACCGAGAATAAACAAATGGCTGAAATTGAGAAAAAAATGGTTACCGATTTTACTGAAACCAAAAAAATATATCCCGAATTAGATGAAGAAAAGGTTTGGGATTATATGGCGGAACATAAACTTCTCAATGTTTTTGAAGCCGTAACCAAGATGAAGGCGGAAGAACACGTCTCAAACGAAGCGAATAAAGAAACCGCTTCAAAGATAGGTTCTGCTTCGGCAAATACGTCGGGCAAAACATCTATGACCTGGGCGGAGTTACATAAAACAAAACTTGAGGATATAGATTTGCCTTCTAAGTAATCGCAAGATTACTTGCTCTAATAAATAACTAAACTATTATGGCTTTCTCACAAGAAGTTCAAGACCTTGCCAATAATAACATCGCTTAATTTTGGGGTGATGTAAAATTTCCTCTGATCAATGGGGAACGCTGAAATGCCAACCCCCAACAAGTTCTTTGACAATTAAACTTAGTTCTTACCCAATTTGTTTAATGCTCGCATTTTGTTGACCAAGTTAAGTTGATATTCCTTTTCTTCAATAGGAAGTTTGGGATTGTATTTAGGAGATATTTTTGTGCAACGAAAACAAGAACACCCGCTCTTATGAGCAGGTGGAGGATTACCTTTTTTGAAGACAGTTAATGAAGCCGAGGTCTTCCCGTAATTTCCGTGTGTTGATTTCTTTATCGGTTTTTTCATCCACTGCCTTTTAGTAATTCTTGTTTGGATTTCTATTAAAAGTTTGGCTTTATCTTGCTTGATAATTAGATATGGTAATAAAGTTTCCGCACAAAATTGAGCCTTTCTATTAGAAATACGCCAAAAGAAACAATCTCGGCGATTTCCACTTAATTGTTTGATGATATAAGTTCCGCCAAAAGTATTTTTGAGTAAATCCATTACTTTTTTACTGAAAGGGGATACTACTTGAGCCGCAGAAATGAGGGCATAATATTGTGGAGTATTTTTATATGGCTTGCCAACAGTAATACATCCATCGGCATCAATAAAGCCAGCCAAATAAGAATACAAAATTTCTTTTTTCATAGGATTAATGGTTATTAGTTATACCTAATGTCATTGATGGAAGTATACAAGAATTAAGTTTAATTGTCAAATTACAGTTGCAGAGACTGAGTGAGGAAACGGCTAAGAAGCCGAAGCGACAGTCCGACCTTACGAGAATAAAAATCGTAAGAGATAGGCAGAAATGACCTATTCCCTAACCATCGGGGCAACAATTAGCCGAAGATAGTGGATGGTATTCTCTCGGGTAATTTGTTCGCGATGCGTTTTGTCGGAAACGGCAAAAAGTTTCGTGGACACAATAACCCCGTAGAGATGAAATATCAGAAATCAACCCTGGGTGGCAGTTATACTGGTATGGGTAATTTTTCAACTTCAACAGAAGCAAATACTGTTAAGTTGACTTGGGACCCTAAACAATACGCTCAACCTGTTACAATGGCAAACATTGATATTGCCGTTAATAAAAACGACGGAGTTGTAGATTATGTTAAATATAGAATGGCATCAGCCCAACAGGATATGGTTGATGACCTCGGTACAATTTTCTATGGTTCTGGCGGTGGAAGTGATTTTGACGGCTTGGCAAAAATAATTGACGATGGCTCTGTCGCCGCTTCGTATGGCGGTCAGACTCGCGCGACTTATGATGCCTTAGATGCCAATGTTACTACCGCTATCGGGACTTTGGAACTTGACCATATTGCCGCTTCAGTTACTGCGGTTGAAATTGGCAAGGAACGACCAACATTGATAGTTACCACAAAGGCAGTTTATGACATCATTGAGAAATTGATGTATCCAACTGCTCAGGCGCAATATAACGCTGTCCGCGGTAACTTAACTCGTAGAGGATTTAGCAAACAAGGCAATGGTTTGGCTGGCGAACTTGGCTTTGCGGCTATCTCTTACCGTGGTATTCCTATCGTCGCTGACGACAAATGTACCGCAGGGTATATCTACTACATCAACGAGAACTGGTTATATTGGGCGGGTTTAGCACATCCAGTTCACGGAATGGTTAATCTTGGCACGGGTGGAATAGAATCACCGACAGACGCTCCGAGCGGAAATCACGGCATTGCGTGGACGGGTTTAAAAGAACCTATCAATGCTGACGGTCAAACAGGACAATTTATTCTCTATGGCCAGATGATTTGTGAACAACCAAGATTTCAGGCAGTAGATCAAGGAATTACGGCTTAAAAAGTTTGGTGCAGATTAAGAATTTCCCTTATGGGCTACGCTTAATCGTTAATATTAAACTAACTATATGGCATTAAGAAATTTAAAGTACTATGTCAGAGCCATTAGCCAAAATCGGAACGCCGCAGTTTTGCAACAGATTCAATTTGAGGCAAACACGGACGATCCGACAGACGCTGATTTAGCGGCTGGACGGCTACACTACAAAGACGGTGTAGGGTTCAGAGGATACACGGGCAGTCAATGGATTACCTTTGGTTCCGGCGGAACTGGATCAAATAACTGGGACGATATTTACGCCAATGATAAAACTCTTACCATTGACTCTACCACACTTACTTTTGCATTGACTCACGCTACCAATGATGGTTTAACCATTACTGGTTCAGCGGGGTCATCTGGTGATTGTATTCAGATTACAAATTCAGGATCGGGTAATGATATACAGGGTACATCAAATACCTGGGCGGTTACTAAAGCTGGGGCGGCTACATTAGTCAGTATCGCAGGTTGCGACTCTTTAACTGCGGCCGCTAATTTGGTGTTAGAAGCAACTGGCGCGGGGACGATTTCTGTTGGTGCGACTTCAACCGGTGCCATTGATATTGGTACTGGTGGTGGTGCAGTTACTCTTGCTTCGGCTGTTACTTGTTCATCATCATTGACTGTCGCAACCGGTATTACAAATTCTGACGGGCTGGTTGATTTGATTGACAATTCAAACGCGGCTTCAACTCTTCGGGTTACAAATGATACTCAGTCAACTTACGGCAACGCAAGCGACGCGGGTATGATTGTTTTCCGATCAGAAACAATTTCAACTGGGGCGTTGCTTCACTTGACATTAGATGAAACAAATCTTGCCGGTGGCGCTTATTTGCGATGCTGGGGTCAAGACGCCGGTGCGGCTGTGTTCTCTATAAAAGAATATGGCGCGACAGTTATTGCAGGAACTGCGGCGGGAACCGCTGTCCTAACCCTTACTCTTGGTGATTTAGTTGTTGAAGATTCCGACGCTAGTAAATTTGAGTCAGAAGACGGCACAACAACTCTCCTTACGTTGGATAATAAAGCGGGTGTAATTGCCGATAATAGCGCAGTATTACTTGTTGACGCCGGTGGTGCGGTAGCAAGCGGTGGTAATGCTTTGCGGGTTGCTTTTACGGGTGCGGCTGCGGCCGGAGCAATTCTTGCCGAGTTCTTGCCTGACGCAGGTTCATTGGGTGTTAAAGTAGACGGTGGTGGATTAGCAACAGACGTCGCTCTCTATGTTGATGCCGATCCGACTGCGGTTGGTTTGGCCTATCTGCATTCAGACGCAGTAATGGCAAACAATCACGCGATTCTTGAAATAGACCACGCAACGGGCGCGAGCGCTTCCGGTTCTAATTTGTTTAGAATTTATGAAGCGGCAACACCAAACGCGGGAGCAATAATGTTTGAAATGGATGTACAAAAGGATTGCGCGGCTGTCTATATTGATTCCGATTCTGCAACAAACGATGCCTTTACCCTTACCGGACAAGGTGCTATTGCTACAACTAAAACAATGTTAAGGGTTTCCAATACCGGCACTCCAGCGGCGGCTGACTCTTATCTTGCTGTATTTGATTATAGTGGTATTACAGCCACTAATAACCCCGTAGCAGTGAGAATGTTGGGTGTAGGTACAGCTCAAACGCTTGAAATTGTTCATACAACCGGAGCGGGAGCAAACAATAAAGGAGTTTTATCAGTGACTACTTCGGGCGCTACTGCGGCTGGGGGTTCAGTGTTAAGAGTAACGGGGACTGGTACGCCCGCGGCGGCGACTTCATATTTACTGGATTTTGACTATAGCGGAGCGACGATGACCAACAATCCGGTAACTATGTACTTAAATAGCGGTTCTTCTACCGGAGCGGCTGTTTATGTTACGGGTTCGGGCGCTGGATATTCTCTTGCGACCTATATGACAGGTACTGGCGCGACTGGCGTCCAATGGTTCACGGAACATACTTCTACCGGTTCTGCGGCTGATAACGATGTTGTGTTCAGTTTACTGCTTGGCGGATTATCCGATACCGATGTTGCCAGACAATATGGCGCGATAAAGGTAACGGCGATTGATGTAAGCAACGAGACTGAAGACGCTAAACTTGATTTACAGGTTATGGTTGCTGGAACGCTTACTTCGTTGCTATATGTTCAATCATCAACTGCTGGCGCGACCACTATGGCTTGCGCGGCGGCGGCTTCAACATTCACGGGTTCTGCGGCTGGCACTGCGGCAATTACGGTTACTAACGGCGATATTAGTTTGTCTGCTGGTAAGTTTATCAGTACTACGACGGCTGATATTTACGGATTAGATGTAACTGTGAATAAAGCGACTGCGACTCAGGGTGTGGCGGTGTTCACAAACGCTTCTGCGACTTCCGCAAAGGCGGTGCTTGAACTTGAACAAGCCGACTTAGACCAACCTTATATGAAGTTTAGCGGTTCAACCGCGGTAACTTCGGCTAATGCTGGCGCTAACGGCGATGTTCCTGCTCAGGTTGTTGGATACCTATTGGTTGATGTTGACGGGACAAACAGAAAAATCCCATATTACGCTTCTTAATTAAAGGGAAGGCCTACGGGCTAACCCAATTCTTTACCAAGTGCTTACGGGCAGGCGGTAAGAAAGGAAAAAATATGTCAGAACATTATTTAAAAAGCGATTCGTATTTCAAACTTTGGAATACTTCGCTTGACGCTAATGATTCTACGGCGAAAGAAACTATTGGCGCGATTAGAAAGTTAGAAGATGGTCGCACTTACCGTTATGTAAAAATGACGGGACAGGCGATTACCGCTGGTTTATTGGTAATTCCCGCGGCTGCTACTTCTATCACTAACTTGACTTGCGATACCACGAAGAAAATCATCACCGATGCTGATGCTGCTTGGACTGCGAATCAATATGTCGGCTACTACTACAAAACCGATGTAAGTATGACTGGTTCAGAAGAGGCCATTAAGATTGTTGCCAATACGGCTACAACCTTAACTCTTGAAAGAGCATTAACAACGGCTCTCGCTTCTGCTGGGACTGATGACGCGAAACTTATCCCGCCTCCTGGTGTGGTAGTAATTGCGGCTACTTCTGACCAAAGTCAAATTGTCTCTGGTGTAGCCATTGGGCCAATCACCGAGAACTATTATGGCTGGGTTCAGATTAAGGGTTACGGAAATGTTATCGGTACAAATTTGACCGCGACACAACCGATAACTCCTGGCGGCGCAACGGCTGGCTACGCCTTAGACAGTGCGGCTGCTACCGATGTTCAGATTGGTTATGTAAAAGCTGGTTCATCGGGAACCGGTAAACCGCAACTTGTGATGTTGAATATCCCAGAGTAGATCGTCTATCTCTCCGGCGAGCCGATTCATATCGGAGCCGGAGGGATTAGAGGATTAAAATTCTTATTAACTAATAAAAACAATTTATGAAATTCGTATTTAGAGCACTACGTAATCCGACTAAGACCGATTTAACTTTTACCTGGGATAGCGAGGTTTATTCCGTAAAAGCGGGAAGTGAAGAACTTTTTCCTACTTTCATAGCGGAAATGGGAGCATTAAGATTGGCTGATAGAGAAAGAGTAAAGGACTCAAAAAAGAAAGAGTACGCCAATTCGGTTTTAGGAGAACTTAAAGAAACGCAAGAACCAATAAAACCGACTTTTAAGGAAGAAGTGATGGCGGCTAAACAGCAATTAAAAGTTGAAAAAGAATTTGAGGATTTAAAAAAGTTAGAAGAAAAACCGTGGTGCGACAAATGCGATTCTAAGGGCGTAAGACACAAAAAAAATTGCCCTGATTTTAAATAAGATAATCTAAAACAATATGGCAAAAAATTATTCAAATATTCCAAAAGACGGAAGCGCCCGAGTTATTCCCGTCGCCTCCGGTATTAAAACAGAAGACGCTACTTCAACTCCGCAAGAGTCCCCCCTTGCTTATACTTCCGCTGCGGTTATTACAATTGAAGTTCCTGAAAACGCCGCGGAGTTAATCATAAAACCTTCTACTGATTTAAGAGTTTCAGAGGAGGTCGCCATGGGAAGTTATTTTGTCGCGGATGGCGGTTCAGTTCATGTAATCCCCGTTGGAAGAACAGATCAAATATATATTAAAGGAGATAGTGCGGACGGAACACTCTCGTTTTATTTCCATTTTATTTAAACCAATATGTCTCTCACATCGTTAGTGTCCACATCATCTAGTGTTCCCTCCGAGATACATAAAGATTTATCTCTTACGGGAACCTTGGATATACAAAACGAAGTAG